GATAAAACAGTCATAACCGAAAGTCACAGATTTCATAAACACCATGCCATGAATTGTGGTAACGCTAGGTGTATATTGTGTGCAAGTCCAAGAAAGTTATGGAAAGAAAAAACGAAACAAGAACTTAGCTTTGAACAAACAGATAAATGGGAGTAATATGAAAGTATCATTAGTAAGTTATTCTAAACCCTCAACCGAGTTACAAAAAGAAGGCCTGTATGATGTACAAGAACTTATTGCATATTGCGCCCGTGTCTCAAATCCCTCCAATCAATTTAATGCATCCACATCTGAAAAACTCATCAAGTATCTTATCAAAAACAAACACTGGTCGCCGCTCGAGATGGTCTCCGCCTGCCTCGAGATTGAAACTACAAGAGATATTGCAAGACAAATTTTGCGCCATAGAAGTTTTAGCTTTCAGGAATTTAGCCAGAGGTATGCGGACCCCACCAAGGAATTGGATTTCGTATTACGAGAGGCAAGATATCAAGACAACAACAATCGACAAAACAGTGTAGAATTAGATGTGCGAGACGATAAAGATCGACAGATCATGTATCAATGGCAACAAATGCAACAGCGTGTAATTGTAGAGGCTAAAAACGCATATGAATGGGCAATGAGCAAGGGTATTGCTAAAGAAGTGGCGCGCGCAGTTCTCCCCGAAGGTAACACAATTTCACGCCTATATATAAATGGCACATTAAGATCATGGGTGCATTACATTGAACTCAGAAGCTCAAATGGAACACAGAAAGAACATATAGAAATCGCAAAGGCATGTGCTGAAGTTATTTCACAATGTTTTCCTCTCGCCAAAACACTAACAGAATAATTATATAAACAGGAACAGGTATGGCAAATAATGTTTTGCATGGAATTACATTAGACTATTCTAGAGACTCGCTCTTTGATGACCTTGGTAAGATGAGATTAAAAGAATCCTACATGCGAGAGGACGAAACATCACCACAGGAAAGATTTGCATATGTATCAAAATCCTTTGCCTCGAACTCGGAACATGCTCAAAGGTTATATGACTACAGTTCTATGCACTGGCTTAGTTATTCTACGCCCATTCTTTCTTTTGGGCGTAGTGCTAGGGGTCTCCCTATTTCTTGTTTTTTACCATATCTGCACGATAGCGCAGAGGGTTTGGTGGATTGTCTCTCGGAAGTAAATTGGCTTTCGATGTTAGGAGGTGGAATTGGAATTGGTATCGGTATTCGTTCGGCGGATGATAAATCGACTGGAATCATGCCGCATCTTCGCACATATGACGCATCATCTCTCGCTTATAGACAAGGCAGGACTCGTCGCGGTAGTTACGCTGCATATCTTGATATTAGCCATCCTGATATTCTCATATTTTTGGAAATGAGAAAGGGCACAGGTGATCCAAACATGCGCTGTTTGAACTTGCATCATGGAATCAACATCACCGACGACTTCATGCAACTTATCGAAAAGTGTATGTTGGATCCCAATGCAGACGATACATGGGAACTAAAAGACCCTCACAATAAACAAGTGCGAGATAAAGTTTCTGCAAAAGAGCTTTGGCAGCGGATTCTTGAAATGCGTATGCATACAGGCGAACCCTACTTACATTATATTGATACCAGCAATCGATTGATGCCTGAGTTTCAAAAACAGAAGGGTCTGTCAATTCGTCAGTCAAACTTATGTAGTGAGATTATTCTTCCCACCGATAAAGATCGAACTGCGGTGTGTTGCCTATCCTCTGTGAACCTAGAGTATTACGATGACTGGAAAGACAATGAACTTTTCCTTCGAGATGTTGCAGAGATGCTGGATAATGTGTTAGAATATTTTATTCGTAACGCCCCCGACAGTATTCATAGAGCAAAGTTTAGTGCGATGGCAGAAAGAAGTATTGGTGTAGGTGCCTTAGGTTATCATGCATATCTACAAAAGAAAAACATCCCATGGGAGTCACCCCTTGCCATTGGTGCGAATCGTAGGATCTTTAAACATATTAGAAAAGATCTGGACAAAGCGAATCTTGAACTGGGTAAGGAGCGGGGTGAACCCACTGATTGTATTGGGACTGGTCGTCGTTTTGCTCATGTGATGGCTATCGCACCTAATGCATCTTCGAGTATTATTATGGGCAATACAAGCCCCAGTATTGAGCCATATCGTGCCAACGCTTATCGTCAGGATACGCTTTCGGGTGCGTATCTAAACAAAAACAAATTTTTGGATCAGATTATTAAGGAGAAATGCGATGCTGACAAGTCCCTGGATTATCAAGAAATCTGGTCAAGCATTATTGCAAACGATGGATCAGTACAGCACCTTGACATATTATCTGACTGGGAAAAGGACGTATTCAAAACGTCTATGGAGATTGACCAAAGATGGCTTGTGGAGCACGCAAGTCACCGACAAAGTTTCATTGACCAAGCGCAATCCCTTAATTTATTCTTTAGGCCCGATGTAAATGTAAAATACCTCCATGCTGTTCATTTTCAAGCTTGGAAACAAGGCCTTAAGACTCTTTACTATTGTAGATCAGAAAAGATCGCCAAAGCAGACAAGGTTTCTAATAAAATCGAACGGCAAGTTATTCAGGAAATAGATTTGAAGGCACTGGCAGAGGGCGAGGCCTGTTTAGCTTGCGAGGGTTAGCATGGCGCATCTTGTTGCAAACATACCGCCGGTTCATTGTTACATTCGCAAAGAATTTTTATATGATTTTGAAAAAGGTCACGGTGAATATGAACCTTGCATTTGGGTGTCTATAAAATCTATTCGGGGTCAGGCGTTTCGTATTGAGTCATATCTTCCAAACTATGGTGCCCTTTACGATAAACTCCCTCTACATGCATATGTGTCTCGAGATACAGATTTAGAAAAAGATAATTTTTTATCTTTGGATAGTTTGCAAATTTGGGATTGTTTTAGCCATGACATAACAATAATCAAGAAATCATTTCTAGGTAATCTCACAGCAAAGTTTTTTGCTAAAGACAAACAGTGGTATTCGGGTGATTATATGTTCACGGTAGATAATAGCGCACCGGATCCGAATACACTTGACACCACCTACGCAGAATGGCCTGAAGATCACAAGTCGTTTAATTTTATCATGTTAAATAATGGGCAGTTCGCAGCACAACCCAATAACAGAACAATCTTTCTGGACGCAGCATCAAATCCACCCGTATTGCAGTTCCCCGACTTCAAAGTTTGCACAAAGACATATAAGGTAGAAACAAACCCCAAGTGGGCTCTAGGTAGTTCAAAAACAGTAATGTATGAGGATAAGTAAATGGCACCGAAAAAACAAAAATCAAAAATAACAGACTCGCGCGCGAGCTATAAACCCTTTTATTATCCTTGGGCATATGATTCTTGGTTAAAACATGAACAGGCACATTGGCTTCATACAGAAGTGCCCATGGTCGAGGACCTGAAAGATTGGAAGTCAAGATTAACAGATCAGGAAAAATATTTTCTCACAAATATCTTTCGTTTCTTTACACAAGGGGACATTGATGTTGCGGGTGGTTATGTAAAAAATTATCTTCCTTATTTTCCTCAACCTGAAGTACGCATGATGCTATTGGGATTTGCGGCGCGTGAGGCATTGCATGTCGCTGCGTACAGTCACTTGATTGAAACATTGGGAATGCCCGAGGCGACCTACAATGAGTTTCTCGAGTATCAAGAGATGCGTGATAAACACGATTATATTCTTTCTGAGGCAACACAAAACTCAACCACCGCAAGTGTTGCGAAGAATATTGCGTTGTTCTCCGCATTCACAGAGGGAATGCAACTATTCAGTTCCTTCATCATGCTTCTTAACTTTCCTCGCCATGGAAAGATGCGAGGCATGGGTCAGATAGTAACCTGGAGCATTGTTGATGAAACAATGCACGCCGAATCAATGATTAAAATGTTTAGAACCTATGTCGAAGAAAATAGAGAAATTTGGAACGATGATCTCAAGGGTCAAATCTACACTATTGCAACAAAGATGGTTGAACTCGAAGATCGTTTTATTGATTTATCATTCAGCATGGGCGATATGCCTGATCTATCTGCTGATGACGTTAAACGCTATATTCGCTATATTGCTGATCGTCGCCTTATCAGTTTGGGTCTCAAGGGCATAATGAAGGTTAAAAAGAATCCTTTGCCTTGGGTAGAGGAAATTATCAACGCTCCCATTCATACGAACTTCTTTGAGAATCGTGCAACCGATTACGCAAAGGGTGCTCTGTCAGGTACCTGGGAAGATGTTTGGGGAAGAGCAGCGTAATGTGGAGATTATGGGCAAAGGCGCTAGGTGAAAAAGCTAGCGTCGATAACTCAGAGGCCGACAAAATTGCAATTATACGAACGGCTATTGTTTTGTTTTATATCTTAACCAATGCAGTAATTATAGCAGGTGTCATTCGACACTGGTAGTGAGGAGAACATGTTATATAAACTATCCCCCCAATATAAAAAGTCAGCGTGTGATGTTGAAAATTGGTTTAAAGAAGTCGATGGACAGAAAATGTGGATCGAGCGAGAGTATGGTTGGCGATGGGCGCATTGTACCTTTGAATCTGATACCCCTCCCGAAATTGATTTAAAGAACGAACACGGATTTAATATTTGTGAGGACATTGAAGAGATTCAAGATTATGAGGCAGATGATGGATGCTGGTCTGACTATCGTTACTCTAGTAATATTGATGACGATTATCGTGCTCGCCTAGATGAAATGGATATGACTGAACTTGAGGAAGATGGGTGGACAATGACTTGTATCGATACACACTTCATCGGGCCTCTTGTACTTGAAGATGAACATGGTAACATCATGTATGGTGATCCTCAGTGAAAGAAAAAATGATTCAGGCCCACATGAAGGTTGCAGAGACTTATGCAGAACTTTCACATGCAAGACGACTTAAGGTGGGTGCAATCATTGTCAAAAATGACAGAATCATAAGTATAGGTTATAATGGCATGCCTATTGGTTGGGATAATAATTGTGAAGATGAAGTAACCGAGCGAGAGATATGTTTTCTCGATCAAGGAGGTCCTGGTATGCCAATTGAAATAACTAAACTGGTTACAAAACCTGAGGTGCTTCATGCAGAAACGAATGCAATTGCAAAACTTGCTAAATCCAATGAGAGTGGGGATGGGGCTGTACTGTTTGTTACTCATGCTCCTTGCCTGGATTGCGCCAAGCTCGTCTACCAGTCTGGACTTAATTCTGTTTTCTACAGGAATAGTTATCGGGATGATTCTGGAATACAGTTTCTCAAAAAAGCGGGTCTACAGGTAGATAAAATCTAGGAGATTATATGCCTTCAAAGTCTTACACATGTATCGAGTGTGATGCGATATTCAAAGTTAGGCATGATTTAGATGAGCATTATTACGATATTATGTTCTGCCCTTTTTGCAGTGCAGGCCTTGAAGATGAAGATGTTGAGGAAGATGATGATACATATTGATTTGGAGTCAATATGTGGTCATACCAAGGACAAGAATATACGAGTCCTGATGAGAGGCTAGTTGGATTTGTCTATATGATTACCTGTCTTGAAACAGGAAGGAAGTATATTGGAAAGAAACTTTTCTGGTCAATGAAGCGAAAGCAAGTCAAAGGAAAAGTCAAGCGAGTCAAATCAGAATCTGATTGGAAAAAGTATTGGTCATCATCTGAGGAACTCAAAGCTGATGTTGCTC